GACCAATAGCTGAACCAACGCCTGGGGCGGCAACACTCAATGCAATTGCCGCAATCAATGGTGCATTTTGAGAAAGACTTAAATCTTTATCCAGTTGAGCCAGGTTTTGGCTAATTGTTTTTTCAACAGGTTGATATAGGTTTGTCAGTTCACGACTAATAGCGGTGCTTGGGTCTATGCTGGCAAGAAAACTAAATGGATCATTGTTTTGTGGAGGAACATATTCTCCATAAACTACATTATATCCAGCCAATCGCATTTGATCTGCTTGACTAGATGCTAATGCAGTCTCTGGAGAGCCTTGTCCATAAAATGCACCTAAACCAGGACTTACTCCAGCGCCTGTGTAATAAGTATTTCCAACAATTGTTCCCATATCACACTCCCAATGCCAAAAGAACCTGCAAACACTTGCAAGTTACATTGAGATTGTTTTGTACTGCGTTCATTAGACAGTGCCGTTAGCCACAATGTTGCCCAATACAGTCAGATTTCCTGATGTATCAATCTTCATCACATCTGTTCCTGATGCCCTGATGTACAAGTACGAACCACTCTCAACAAAGCTGAAGTTGGTGAAGGTTCCATCTGCCTTGGTTGCAATGGCAGTGGAAATGTTAGTGAACTCAGTATCAATCTCAGTTCCCTTGACAACCTTGCTTGCATTCCCTGGCGACAAAGCATCTTTAGCGGCGAAATTAGTGGTTTTAGTGTAGTTACTCACGATACATCCTTATACTAGTTTGCCATTCTTGGCTTGAATCTCAATCTTTTGAATGCTCACAGGATACCCATTGATCTGCACTTCATAACCCGTCTGCACAGTCTTTCCAGAACCTGATGTTTGACCAACCAAAGTCTGCAAGGAAATGCCATCTGAGTAGTAAGCAACAGGAACACCATTTGCCCCATACTCAGCAGTACCATATTCAGCAACAGTAGACTGAGGAATTTGCAATGTGGTGGAGTAATACTGACCTGTGAAGTCATATCCCCACTTGATGATGAAGCCTTGGCTTGAGCCACCAATCACCACTACAGCAATACGCTTCAGGATAGAAGTGACATTGGGCTGTCCCAAGTCAGCATAGGTGGTGAAATACTGCAATCGGTATGTGCTTGTATGGTCAAGGTAAGTTCCATACTTGCCCACATAACCATTCTTGCCAATCAGCAAGTCTCCATTGCGTTTAGAAAGAAAAGCCGTTGGAGTGATTGAATCCCACACAGTTATGCGTGAAGAACCATCTTGCAAAGCCGCCTTGGTATCAAAGCAGTATGTCTGGGTTGCAGTTGGGAAGTTAATCAGGTAGAAAGCATTTGATTCTGAGTAAACCGCCTTGATGTTTGCCAATGTCTCAGCATTCACAATTGCCATCAAGTCATTGCGGACATTCTTAGATAAATCCCGCAAAGGCGCAGACTTCTCTTGGATGGTTCTGAGCAATGAACGCACACCACTGTTTGACAAGAAAACCACATCAGTGCCTGTATTGGCAATAGAGTCTCTTGCAATGCAACCAATGTTGCTGATGGTGTCACTCAGAGACAGACTTGATGGGGTAGTTGCATTTGCATAAATCAAGACTTGACGCTTGCCAAAGATAAACAAGAATCCATTGTGTGCTGCCAATCCTGTAATCTCATCAGACCCATTAGGCCATACCCGTGAAATGTCCAAAGAACCAGCGGTTCCTGTTGACCAGATGTGTCCTGCAAGCAAGTCAGAGAAATAGACAGTTACAGTGTCAGCAGTGCTACTAGCTGTCCACAAGCGACCATAGGCAGAGATAACAATGTTGGTTTGTGGAGCAGTCGCAACATAACCGCTTTTCTCGCTCACACGCCTATATGTGGTGGTGCTTACAGCAGGGTCATAGATCAGTGGGTCATACCCTGACTGAAAGAAATATGTGATTCCATTCAAAGAAGCACAATGCCAATTGCTTGCGGTAATGGTGGGGCCAGTACCTCCCCCCCCATAGGTCAACTCAGTAACAGTAGCGCCACTCAGTTTAAACAGCTTGTTGTTTCCAGCAAACAGAACAGTCAAAGTGCCATCAGTCTGCACTAACTCATGGATTACTTTTACATCATTTGCACCAAGGTTTCCAGAAGCTGCATTAACCCTTGACCAACCCTTGCGAGAGCCAATACGCCCATACTGGTCAATCACGCAGTTTGTTGCAATCGCAGCATATCCAGCCGCTAAATCAAGCGGAGAGTCCTGTGTGTTCAACCCATAAAAGCCTGGGGCTGAGACAGAGAAGGTCTGGATTTGTTGGCTCATCGTGGTACAAATTGCTGATTTTCTGGATACCGATTTGACTCTAAGGCAATGTAGTCAGAGAGCATGGATCGGAATAGTGTGTATGCCTCTGATGAAGACAGCCCACCATCTTCACCACGCTCAACCAATGCCCTGGCATACGCACCTTGAGCAACAACTACATCAGGCACAAGTACCACAGTGCTTCCTAATGCCAATGTTGCCTGGGGTATGGTCAGACTGAATTTCAGTGTGTATACGCCATCAGGAATCGGAAATAAACTGATCTTTGTATCGTAAGAAGCATCTACTCCATCAAAGGTAAATTCTGTTGGAATTGCGTTGACCAAGGGCGTAAAGTTCTGTTTACGATTCATGTCCACAAATGTGATGTTAGTCAAACCAACATTACTGGTTGTGTTAATGGCGTCAAGGACTTGGAACTTCTGACCAGCACCAGTGAGCGAATATGATGGAGTTGAAGCAACAGTAGTTACAGTAACTGTTTGCCCCAACGAATTCCACGCATAGGCATCTTCTACCTGTCTTTTTGCATCGTTGACAAACTTTGCAATAAGAGTGGAATAGTCGGTTTCGTTGTAAGTAGTTACAACAGGTACACGCAAGCGGATCAACACATCGTTGACAAGTTCTAGTAGTGTCATGCTCTTGCCAACCCTTCTTGTTCAAATGTGGCTATAAAACTGAATGCGCTTGCCGACTGAGTAGTTATTTTTATTTTGTCATCTTCTTCTAAAACAATGTAGGCATTGCCATCAAACTGCAAATATTGTTTTGAAGTGAAATCGTATTGAGTCAATATATCAAGAGTGGTATTAGCACTTGCGTCATACCATTGAACAGTTATATGCTTGGTAGAGCCGCCTGTATTGTGTATATACATTACAGTGAATTTGGCGTAATAGCCTTTTGGACAGGTATAGACTGTTGTGTCTACTGCCGCTGTAGGACTAAAACCAACTGATAATGCTCTCATTTCGCCTTTGCCTTGTTCCTTGCGGAAATTGCTCTAGCTTTTGCCTTTGCGTCAGCTTTGGAATTTGCACCCCATGCCTTTAGCGAAAGAAGCAGTCTCGTTGGTTCACCATTCTTGAACTCAGGGCCATCATTACCACCCATTCGAGCCAAGAAACTTGCTCTGCGAGGGTTGTCCCCCGACTTTACTGGTGCTTTGAGATTACCACCAGTTTCTGCATTATAAGACGCTCTCCCCTTTGCATTCAAGCCACCTTTTGGATTTTGCCCAGCTTTTGTTTGCCATGCAGGAGATTTCATCTACTTCACCTTTTTAACCTTCTTTGCAGTCTTTGCCGCTTGTTTGAAGTCAGCAGCAGTAGGCGCGGCCTTAGACCCCACCTTATTCATCTTCTCGCCAGAACCAGCTTTTATCCTGGCTTGTTTTGCGTGGATGTTCGCATAAAGTCCAGGTTTCATTTCATCTTCTTCTTAGGTTTTGACATACCAGCTTCAGACAAAGCAATGGCAATAGCTTGCTTACGAGAGGTCACTTCTGGCCCTTTTTTAGACCCAGAGTGCAGACTTCCAGCCTTGTACTCGTGCATGACTTTCCCAACTTTTTTAGCCGCCTTAGTCATTTTCATGGCATTTCCTTAGTAAACAATCTTAGCCGTGATAGTTCCAGTGACATAAACAGTGCAGTTAGCCCGTAGATATGTTGGTGCATTTGCAATGGTTACGATGCCATTTGCAGTCAATGCAGTACCAATTGTTGACCAATTCGTGCCATCTAAGCTGCCTTGCAGGGCTACAGTTGCACTGGTAATACCAGAAACTTGTAGGAATGCAGGTTGACCAGCATCTGCTTGAACTGCTTGAGATGCGCCAGTTGCAGTAACTGCGCTCAAAAGGGTGACGGGAGTTGTTAAAGATGCCATTATTTACCTCTGGTTGATTTCTTCATCATATTAGTTGCAGTGCGCTGACCCTTTTTAGGGAGCATCTTAGGTTTCCCAATAGCCACCATGATGGTGACAGGAACACCTTTCTTCTTGTCAGCAGACTTTGAATCTTTCATTGGCTTACCATACATCATGGTTTTTCCTTGGTTATTGGCCCACCAGACTTCCAGGCATCACAAGTACGGGCCGCAGCACAGGTGAATTGAAACAGATCACAGTATCCCAGATTAGCCGCCTTTACAAAGTTCTCGTCATAGGACAACTCATCCGCTTTTTCATCCTTTTCTAGTCCACTAAGGATGCACTCCATCATCTTTGGAGTCTGAATGAAAGCGGCACAGTTCCCACATCTCATGCCCTTGATGGCAAATGTAGGAGCGTTATACATCTTGGCCTTTTTCAACCAGAAAGCATCATTTGCTTCATCAGGATTGGGTGGGCCATAACCAAATTCTTTAAATGCGTTGTTTCTGTTCTTCAAATTAACAGATACATCTTGAGTGGCAATAGGGCACGATACCCCTGAGAGCAAGCCTTTCATTTAAACAGCCTCTCACCAACATAGGTAAGTATGCCGCCAACAGTGGATGCAATGGTCATTCCCATCCAGAATCCACCTTTACTCTTGTTTGCCAACTCAAGCAAAGCCTTCACATCTTTGCTCAAAGAGTGAACTTCTGTCTGGAGAGCTTCAACTTGAGCCTCCAGCCTTCCAAAATCTCTAGCGTCTATGTCAGACATTTGCAACTTTCCTTGGGCGACCCATGCGCCGTACAACTGGCGGCATGAAGGGAGTATCTGTCCTCACTTCATCAAGAATGTCAGGCACTTCTTGTTCATCAATACGAACATAACCCTGATGACCCTTCATTGAGTCAATGTCATGTTGTAAGGTAAAACTTACTGTGTTACCAGACTGAAGACAACGGAAAGTAGCCATTGAAACCCTTAAATAAGAAAGGGGGGACTAGCCCCCCAATCTTTAAGCCAAAGTCCTAGCAGCTACAAGACGAATCTTGCAAGATGCCAAGTCTACAGTGCTACCAGATTCGTTTTGAACACGAATACTAATAACATTTGCAGCAGAGACATAAGC